AACATCGGTGGCGGCAGTCTGCTCACCGATGACGGCAGTCTGGCCGGAAGTCCAGCTGTTCACGCCGCCAGCCTGCGCGTCGGGCACGATGGCGTATTCCATCACTTCGTAGAGGTTCTTTGCCACGTTCTCAACGTTCAGGTTCACCTGATACTTGACCGCCAGGTTGCCCTTGTTCTCGATGGCGAGGTAAGCCACCTGCGTCTTGCCGGGCTCCCAGAGGGTCTGGGCATTGTTGTTCTGGGCAATGGAGCCGGTCCCGAAGATGGGGTCGGTGCTTTCGCTGATGTCCACATAGCTATCGCCATTGTGCATCAGCAGGGCAATGTCCGGGTTGCCGGCCTGGATCTTGTTGTTCTCGCTGGTCACGGAATCCGTAAACCAGGCGATGATGCCGCCGACAGTTGTCGTGAGAAGACACACACAACCAGCAGCAGGGAATGATCCATGTGCGTTTCATGAATGGGTCCTCCTCCATTTTTGCATGGGCCAAACAGGCAGAAACCAATAGATTTCACCCTGCTATGCCACACGTATTCGTAAATATTGTAACACATTACCCCCCTGTGTTAAAAATGTGTTACGTTAGTTTTACATTTTTGCAATACCACCTGTTTCAGGCATGCTGCGGTTTTGCTGCACGTCTGTTTTGTCTGAATACACCAGATCATCCGAAAATTTTTCTTTATTTACCCCCTTTACAAATGCCGCAATCTGTGCTATTATATATTTTGTTCGGGGCATTAGCGCAGCTGGTAGCGCACAACACTGGCAGTGTTGGGGTCAGGAGTTCGAATCTCCTATGCTCCACCATGAATACCGACATTAGTTGGTATAAAAAGACTCACCTAGCAAGGTGGGTCTTTTGCTTTACCTGCAAAAATGGCGGTAGATAACACCGCTGGCCGGTTATTTTGCAGGATTACACGAAGCGGCTTGATATTGAAGATTTCTTTCAAAAAATCGGATGCACCGAAAAACAAAATAATGCACACCCCTTGCTTGGGCGGCTCTATGACCTGTGCCCTGCTGCAAGGGGTGTGCATTATTTCACGGCTTCATTATCACACCGTTACTTCCTGTCCACCTTTGAAGATGAATCTTAGCTTGCCCTCCGCCGTTACGCGCACCTGTTCTACCGTACCATACCACAGCGTTTCATTAAAGCTGGCAATCAGGCTACAGTCGCAGATATGTGAAAGGTATTTCGTAATCTGGCCGCGCTTTGCATTGCGCCGGGTATACTCAGCCTCTGTGGCAGCGTGCTTTTCCTTGAGCGCATTATAGCGTGCTTCATATTCTGCAAATTGGCGGCTGTACTCTTCCTGATCCATCGCCACCGAAGCATTTGTCAGAATCAGGCGCTCCATCAGTTCTGTTACAACCTCCAGCTCAGTCTGCTGTGCCACCATTTCCCGGCGCAAAAATTCCGTATCACAGCGCTCTGCCATGACTTTCTCGCACACACGGATGATTTCTTCCTTTTGCTCCAAGACCTGATTGATTGCCTTAATGAAGGCGTCCTCAATGGTTTCATTTCGCAGGGAAGGCGCTTTGCAATGGCCGTGATGCTTTCCGTTGCATTGCCAGACCGTCGCCCTGTAAGGAGTATTGGAATTCCACACCTTGCTGCCGTACATGGTACCGCATTCGTCGCAGAAAATACGTCCGGAAAAAATGTGCGGCGTATAGTTCCGGCGACCGGACGATTTACGCCGCGCCATTTCAAGTTGTACCGCTTCGAACATGTCTGGCGCAATAATGGCCGGATGGCTGTTCTCGACGTAATATTGCGGCACTTCACCCTCGTTGATTTTTGTTTTCTTGGTTAGGAAATCCGTGCAAAAGGTCTTTTGCAGGATGGCATCGCCTTTATACTTCTCGTTGGTCAAAATGCTTTTGACCGTTTCGGGCCGCCACGTCGGTTTGCCTGCAGGCGAAGGGATAGCGCAGGAGGTAAGGAACCTCGCAATGTAGGAGGGAGCCTTACCTTCCATAAAAAGCTGGTAGATCAGCGTCACCGTGGCTGCTTCCTCTGGAACTATCTCCGGCAGGCCGTTTTCGCCCTTGCGGTATCCGAGGAAATGCTTATAAGGCAGTGCAACCTTGCCATCCGCAAAGCGTTTGCGCATACCCCATGTGACGTTCTCAGAGATGTTGCGGCTTTCTTCCTGCGCCAGCGAGGACATGATCGTAAGCAGTAGCTCGCCCTTGGAATCCAGCGAGTATATATTCTGTTCCTCGAAATATACCTCAATGCCATGTTTTTTCAGCTCGCGGATTGTGGTCAGGGTATCGACTGTATTTCGGGCAAAGCGGCTGACCGACTTAGTGATAATCAGGTCAATTTTACCGTCCAGCGCGTCCTGCACCATATCGTTGAACCGCTCGCGCTTCTTCGTGCTGGTGCCGGTGATGCCCTTGTCTGCATACACGCCTACGAAGTCCCATTCAGCGTTGCTGCTGATGTACTGGGTATAATAGCTGACCTGTGCATCGTAGCTGTTCAGCTGTTCTTCTTCCTTGGTAGAAACACGGGCATAGGCTGCCACCCTGCGCTTGCGGGTGCTGTGGATCGGCATAGCCGTGAAACGGTTGAGAGTAGCCGGTACAACCGTGACCCTCGGTGCAAAGGCTCGTGCTTCGCTCATTGTGCATACCTCCTCCGGGCGACCAATGATGCCTGCGCCCGCATTTCTTCTGTCCAGCTATTCGCACGGGATTTATCCTGCCAGATACGCTCGATCTGCGTACCATCCATAAAAACAAACACCAGATGATTAAAGCCCGGCACCCGGATTTCCTGGATCTGCTCGTTGAAGGCTGTTACATCGAATTCAGAAAGACCCAGCACAGCTGCCGTAGTTTGCATCAGGATGTCTTCGGGAATCTGCTTTGTATGGCAATGGGCCTTCCCATATTGCAGATATGTGGCACAATTCCATGCAACCTCGGTGCGTGACACCTTGCGGCGGTACTTCTTACCGCACTTGTCGCACACGATCTTTCCCACGAATACGCCGTATTTCGGCGTATCGCAATCAATGCCATTTGCAAGGCGGTTTGCTTCCCGAATCGCCGTGGCCTTCTCAAAGGTTTCCGGCGTTATGATCGCCGGGTGCGTACCCTCTGCAAAATACTTAGGAAGTTCGCCATGGTTGATCTTCTCCTGCTTGCGGATATGATCAGCCACAAACTTTTTCTGCAGCAAAGCATTCCCGGCGTATTTTTCGTTCTTGAGCATATCCAGCACGCGCTTGGGCGACCATACGCCGCCATTCAGGCTGGGTACATGGCTCTCACGCAGAATGCGCGAAATTTCTGTGACCCCCATGCCGTCCAGATAGCATTGGAAAGCCCAGCGTACTACTACAGCTTCCTCTGGATGGATCTCAATCTTCCCCTTGCGGATACGATAGCCATACATGAAGCGCCAGTTGGCCAGCTCGCCCGCCTCAAAGCGCTTACGGATGCGCCACTTGCAGTTTTCCGAAACCGAAAGACTTTCTTCCTGCGCATATGAAGCGAGGATGGTAAGCATAAGCTCGCCATCCCCGCTCATGGAGTGAATATTCTGTTCCTCAAAATACACATCGATGCCCAGTGCCTTCAATTCACGCACAGTTTCAAGCAGCGTCACCGTATTACGTGCAAAGCGGCTGATACTCTTGGTAAGAACAATATCAATCTTGCCAGCTCGGCAATCTGCCAGCAGTCTTTGGAATTCCGGACGCTCCGCCTTTGTACCGGTGAGCGCCTTGTCTGCATAGACCCCAGCGTACCTCCAGCCAGGATGCGCCTGTATTTTTGCGCTGTAATAGCTGATCTGCGCAGAGAAGGAATGCAGCATAGATTCCTTTTCCAGAGAAACACGGGCATATGCCGCCACATTCAGAATGCGCGGCGGCTTGGGCAAAGCCGGGTTGATTTTTCGGATAATACGTTCCAAATCAGCCCCTCCTTTCACCTGTCTGTGTTATAAGAAGGGTCGCTGAAAAGCAAGGCTTTTCGTACCGAAAAAGAGGCAGAAATTTTGCGGCCATTTCTGTCTCAAGCGCCGAGTAGTCGGCTTCGTCAATCATGCCGGAGCGCAGCATGTCTGTCGCTACGGATACACCTGCTAAATAATGACGATCCCGTTCAGCCTGCGTCATGGCGGTATGCCTCCCTTCCGTAGCGGTCAGCGATGTAGCAGCCATGAGAACAATATTTACGCTGGCTGGAAGGGTAACTGAAAAACACCTTGCCACAGGCTTTGCATTTGTATGATACAGCATTGCGGGCGTCAAGGATGCGGTGAGCATAATCCCACGCATAGCGGCAGGAATCAGAGCAGAATCGCCGCCGCTGGCCACGCGCACTTGGCAAAAGTGCTTTGCCGCATTGCGGACAAGCTGCTCTGGGAATCAGAATCTGCACACCCATGCGGCGGCAGCAGGATTTCACCGTATTTTCAGACAGCCCCATTGCAGCAGCAATCTGGCTGTAGCTTTTGCCGTTTTCGCGCATCCGGCGCAGCATATTCTTATGAACATCAAGCATGGTTTCCTCCAAGAATCGGCCACAGGCCGTAATGCTGTGCAGCTTTGCATTCTTGAAGTTTTGTTTCATCGCAGTCGTGTAATCATGCAACCTTGAAAAAATGAGCCGCAGGCAGAAACGCCTGCGGCATAAATGGATCAGATGATTCGTGAATACTTGCCGGATACCCAGCCAACCTTCGCGCCAACGATCACGGCGTGCCAGCCGTTGGCTGCGGTGGCTACATATTCAAATGTGGTGCCGGGCGCAACGGAAGTGATGCGGGAATAGCTGGTGCCATGGCCCACGCGGATGTTGACCTTGCCGCCTTCGGAAGTGATCACGACGGTCGTACCCACGGGCTTCGGGCTATCATCGGTCTCAGGCGTCTCCGGCGTTTCCTCCGGGGCAGGTTCGTCTTGCTTGCCTTCGTCATCATCGGCAACGGCATCCATCAGCGCGGCATGGGTCTGGTCGCCATACTTGCCGTCCTGCTTGAGACCTTCGTCCTCTTGAAACGCCATCACGGCTGCTTCGGTTTCTGCACCGAATTCGGAGTCGGCTCCATACTTGGGCAGTTTGTAACCAATCTGCATCAGCAGTTCCTGCATGGCCTTCACATCTGCGCCGACCATGCCCTTCTTGAGCAGCCGGGAACCGAGCGTGACGTTGGTATTAGGCGGAGTCGCCTGATCCGCGCCGTCGTTGTAATCGATGAACGGCAGCTTGTACCAGTGCGTCCAGCCACGGCCTTGAACTTTTGTTTTGACGCAGCCGTAGGAGAAGCCCTTCCATTCGACGGCATATCCGCCGCCGA